CCGCCAAATTGAGCATTTAAACTAAGTCCACTAGCTAAGCATAAAATTAATATCTTAATACTGTTCATATCTATATGCTATTTTAGTGCCATCGGCGTTTGAATTAATAACAATCTCGGTATAAAATTGCCCTGCATAATCTTGGAAAGTAAAGACTCCGTTTACGAGGTTCATAGTTGCTCCTGCGTGAACAATGTCGCAATCCACACACTCAATACTTACGTAATTAATCCCATTGAGTAAGGTTAGGCTTTCACCATTTGCTAGAGTGCTAAACTGCATAGAAGTTCCTGCAAAGAAACTTAAAAATAAAAACATCATTTTCATACTATTATAATTTTATTAATGATCCCGTCCGTGTTACCCTCGCCCTCCCATAGATTAGGCTTAAGTATATCTAGGTATTTAATTATTTGATTCTTGTAACTCGTTGCGGTTGCCATTGCTTCACGCTTTGCTTCTTCTACGCTTCCTATTTGCTCATTGCTTCCTGTTGCTATCTGCGCTCCCTTGTTGCCCGTTTTGATATGGTTCGGCTTACTTATATAGGCTTTAACATTATACGCAATGTAAGGCTTTAAATACGTGCCTATTAAGGCATCATAAGTGCCACCCGCATTAATCACAACTGCGTCGTATAATTCAGTACCTAGCAAGGTCATTACCTGTTCCCATTCGACCAACTGAATTACATTATCCTTTATACTCTCTATATCAAAAGTATTAGTAAATGCTAACGCTTTTATTTCTGCTTTACTCGCTATCATTTGCAACTTTTTGAGCTTGTTCTAAATCCATTCCCATTATACCTAATAAATGGGTTACCGTGTTGATTCCTATCGTAGCCTTATTCATTAACAACTCTTTAATAATTGTCATGTCATTAACTAAATTCATGGGGCTTTGATTGTTAAATGTAACCTCCTCATTTTCGTATTGCGTACCTTCGTAAGCTTTTAAAACTACTTCCATAATCTTATCTTGCTCATTCCTTACTAACTTTTCAGCTTGCTCCCATTCGTTGCGCATTTGCTGATTGTTGCCTAAACTTCCCGCACTTTCTAAACCCGCTAAACTTCTAAACCATGAACACGCTTTTACAATATTGTTTTCTACCATTTTTTGCAGTTCAGAATAACTACCCTCTTTTTCCATTGGGTACTGAACATACTCAGGCGCTAAAACGTCACCAACTTTAGGAACAACTAAAGTCTTTCCGCTGCGACCTCCAGAAGTACCTTGTAATTCATTTTGTATCTTTAGCTTAAAAGCTTTTAACTCATCAGGCGTTGTAACGTCACCAGCATCCATAAAAAGAATACTTGACAAAGTTATACCGTTTTCAAATTGATTTGCGTTGTACTGACCGATTAAACTTTCAACTTGTGCATCGTAAAAAGCACCCGACCAAATTGGAAAAGGATAATCTATCAAGCCCGTTTCATAGTCCATAATTGGAATAATTCTACGCTTTGTAATTAAAGAATCTTCACCTTCAGAACCTTCGTCTTCCATGTAATTAGGATATAAAGACATTTTAACAGGGTGTATAGTTGTGTCGTTCCAATCTTTTGAAACTGCTACAAACTCAGGATTCTCGTCTTTATACTCTACAAATCTTATTCTACTAGCGTCTAAATGATAAAGATAAACCTCTTTACCTATTCTAACCTCTTCAATAAAACCATAGCCGAAAGTTCTCCTATCCTTAGATACTCGTTTCGCAAATTCGTAATAGTTGTAATATTTATTAAAGTCGTTAGTTAGCTTGTCTATAAATGGTTCCCCTGCTACCACTTCGCCATAACTTACATAGTCTGAAAAGGAATTAATTACAGATTTTAAAGTGCTGCTTTCCTTTACAATCTTAGAAACAATTTGAGGAAATAAATTATTATAAGTAGTTGATACTACTCTAATACCTCGTTTAGAAATAATTCTTTCCTTATCTAAATAGTCAGGTAATTGAGTAATACTATTCTTTATCGAAAAACTTTGACTTAGATTTTTTGGCTTTACTTGTGGTACTTGTGGTATGTGTTGTTTTTTCCGTGACATCTTTCTCTATGTATTTTATAAGAATCCTAAATTGTGGTAATAACGACAACTTATGTATCGTTTCCGCACTTTCTTTCTCAAAGTCCAAAAAACCGAAGCCAGAGACTCCGATTTTCTTTCCTTTGTATTCCTTTTTAATACGCCACATATTATGAATCGGTTGTTGCTGCTAGTAATTCTGCAATTATTGCCGTTGCAGTTGTCGCACTTGCTCCACTTAACTCGCTAAGAACTCTTAAAGGCTCGCCTTGGTCTGCCATCATAGTCATAGAAAATAAGTTGTCATCAGTCTTTGCTCTACCTGAAGTAGATTCAAAACTTTTGAAAGCTGCGAAACCTTCGTCTAAGCTCTCTGCGTCATAACCGATAAACAATATTCTATCAGAATCATACAACCTAGCTACCAAATACTGCTCACAAGCATTCTTAATTGCCGTTAACTCTTTTCTCTGTGTGCTTGTTGGATTAGCCACCGCAAAGTTAACATTAACCTCGTTGCTTCTTTCCATTGCTTCCGTAACTTCACACTCGCCACGCTTAAAATTTACTTGTCCAAATCCTGCTCCTGCGACTGCAAAAACAATATTTGTAATATCATGGTCGGAACCTAAAGCAATGCTTGTTATGTCTGACGTTTTAATTGTAAAGAGTTGCTTCACTCCTGACGTTTTCGGGCAATTGTTACCCTCTACTGAATTTAAAAATAAACTTGCTGCCATTTTTTTATATTTTTTTAAAGGGAGCGTTTAAACTCCCTTCTATTATTTAAATTTATTGAGGTCTGTAAAAAGTGATGTCAGCTCCGTTCGTGTAATTCACATCGAAAGCGTAATCACATCTGTATCTTACCTCTCTGTCAAGCGTTAAAGGGTATTGGTCTACAATCGCAAGACTGTTTTGCTCACCGCTTAAAGCCGTTCCAAAGTGAAGGTTAGATACATTACTAGCAACAATTACGTTGTTAGAAATGTAAGGTAGTGTTACCATTCTTGAACCTAAAAAGTCCAAAACTTTAGCGCCTACAAAATAACTTCCACTTCCATTAGCTGCAACTGCCTGAGCCAAAGTATAAGCCTTTTCAACTTTCTTGTTGATGAATAAGTAAAAATCTGGGTCATCTTCAACTGCTTCTGATAAGCTATTGTAAACGTCTGTCAAAATAGCTAATACATTAGAACTATTAATGAACGATACATTTGCACTTGATGCACCATAAGTACCTGCATAAGCACTTGAATTAACAGGAATGCTGAAAGTTGTTCCGTTAATTATTGTAATTGCTACTGATAAACCATTCAAAGCTGTAAAGCCTGTGCCTGTTGCGCCTGTAATAGAAATTAAATCTCCATTAGCCATGTTCGCAGTTGTTGCAACCGTTACAACCGCTGCTGCTGCTTTAGTTATTCCACTTGCTACTAAACTACCTACTCCAACCTTAGGAGTTAATTTAACTACATCAGTACCTGACTCAAAATCTGCTTCTAATCCAGCTACTACGTTAGAAGCCGAAACAGTAATCTTAGAAAGTAAGCCAGCCTTTACTGAACCTCTCCAAATTGCAGCATCAATGAACTTGCCATTTAACGCACCTCTTTGCTCTACGATTGCATCTTCTAGCATTGCAGGAGGAATGAAGTCTCCACCTCTTCCACGTGGTTGCTGTGAAGCATACCAAGTTGCATCTAAGCTAGAAAAGTCATAAGAGAAAGCATTCATAAACGCCTTTGGGTCTAAGTACTTTTCATCTAAAGTAAATGAACCAGCTGAAGCAAATTCAGACACGGAATCGGCAATTGTTACAGTTGAATCAAAAGTCTTGATTACTTGTCTTGAATCAATGTCAGAGTGAACTGTTATCATTCCGCTTTCAATAGTCTTACCTCGTAAAACTGATTGTGCTATTACGCCTTCGAGGTCTTTACCTGCGTAAGTATTTGTTGTGATTGTTGGTGTTGCCATTATTTAATTACATTTTGGTGTGTGTGAAGAATTTGTTTCCACAAAGGATCATTTACATTTACCTTGTTTTCTACTTTTTTTGTTGGTGTTGGTTCAGCCATGTTTTTAATAGCCAATTTAACAGCGTTATCAATTAATTCTGCTTGTGTAAGCTCGTTAACTACAACCTTGTCATCTACTTTTTTCTTTTCTTCGTCTTCATCGTCCATCTTATCCACAGGTTCTTTCATAGCTTCTAATTCAGCTTTAAGGTCTGCGTTTTCAGCTTTTAACGCTTCATTTTCAGCCGTTAAAGCGTCCATTTCTTCCGTTGCATTAGCAATCTTCTTAAGATTTTCCTGCTTATTCATAATATAAGAAAACAGACTTTCCTTGTGGTCCTCCGTTAACTCAAAATCCTTTAATTCTTGTGCCATTTCTTCGTTGTTTTTGTTATTAAATATATTTGGGATTAAAATTCCTTTATTTTGAAAAGATTCTTTTTTATAGTTAGACACCTTTTCGGTTTTCCACTCTTTGCCGACAAATCCGTATGCTTTAGCTTCGTTAAATGTTAACCATTCGCCATGACCTCCGTTGCGTTCCATCAAATCGGTAATAACTTCCTGCTTTACGCCTAAGTTTAAATAACTTTGTTCTGCTGAAAGCTGGAATTTATCTAAATCATTAATTGCCCTTCGCATATCATTTGCGTTTCCCATTGCTCCGCTCATTGGCTTATGTATGAGGTAAAGCCCATTATTATCCATATGGATGTTATCTACGCTTATAGCAATTTCTGAAGCTATAACCGTACTCATTGAAGCATTAGCGCCACGCAAATAAACATTTGTCTTTATCCCTAAATGTTTTATTTGACTAGCTATGTTAAAGCCGTGCATCATGTCACCACCTAAAGAGCTAAGAACAACATCTAAATCAGTTGCTTTCAAATCCTTAATTGCTTGTAACTCTATTGCTATGTTCTTATCGGTATTCTCAATATACTGCTCATAAGAATCAGCATATTCGTTATATCCTATGTCTCCGCTAATCTCAATGACAGATTTAGAACCTTTAGAAGCAATGTTTAAAAATGGTGTTACATTCATACAATGTAAAAATAATTATTTCGATTTATATAAATTAGAAATAAGTTTTTAGTGTGGAATTTAATTACTATATTAGTAGTGTTAACGCTAAATGCAAGAACAAAAATTAATAGAAATGAAAGAACCAATTAAAGAAAACGATTATTATGGAAATTAAATTAACAAAACAGCAAATAGAGCTTATTAAAAAACGATTAGAGGAAAACTCAAAAGAAGAAAAAGAACTTCGTGTGAAAGAAAGAAAAAACGAGCCTATAAATGGTTGGGATTTTGTCGCTTTATCAAATGAACGAGATAAGTTGGAAGAACTTGTTAAAAATAGGTGCATTCAGTTGTAATTCTGCTTAAAAGGATAAATTAATATACATTTTGTCCTTTACTAAACCTTTTACTAAATTAGTAAGGGGTTTTTTTATGTCAAAAAGGCAGTTAAAATATTAATACTATCTTTGCTAAGTGCATTTAAAGCACCTTTAAAAGATAAAAATTAATGGCGTTTAACTTTCTAAGTCCTTCCGATAAAGATACAAAAAAATATTATACTAATAAAATTTAATATATATCTTTATGAAGTATATTAAACCAATCAATGAGTGGAAATCACCAGCATATACCAGAGGTGAAGTTACAATTTTTACCAAAAGAAGTTCTGATGTCGATTTTGACTTTGCTCAAAAAATAGCTAAATTACTAGGCTATGAAGTAAAAGAACAAGTATATGATAATGCTTATGTTGTTTTATGTGAGCCGGGAAAAGAAGAACAATGTGGATCAGCATTTGTGGAAGATTACCCAGAATTTTTTGAGAGCTATGAAAGAGAAGATGTTAGAAGCACAAAACTTACTGATATAGGCGATGATATAAAAGAAAGAGTTCAGGACCTGATGGATGATTACACCGGAAGGACAGGACCAAAATCAACAATAAATACAAATAAATGGAATGGCGAAATCGATGAAATAATAAAAATGTTAACAGATATAAAAATACAATGAATTTAGGTTATTATAAATATAATCCTTATCTTTATCATATGTTAATAATTAATTTAATTAAAAGAATTAGGTCACTGAGGCAACTCTGATCAAATTTCTATGAAAAATAAATAGAAACCCATTCAGAGTAATTAATTTTCCTTACCTTTATAAAAATAAA